AATCGTTATTAGTGAGCGTTTCGACTTGACCGGAGGCAGTGACATTAAGCGTGGTGGTGGGAAAGCCGATGCTTCCCGGTGACAAGCCGACACTTTGGGCAAACAAACTGCCGACAAAAGCCAGTACAGCAAGATAGCGCAGTTTCATTTTAATTTTGGGTGACTTTATGACGCGGTTTGTTTCCCGAGGCGTGCTCGGCAAAGGCGATGCTGCTCAAGCCGTACTTAACGCTCGTTCCTGTCCATTGCGGCCCAGTTGCGGTAATAGAGTTGAGCTTGGTCGCATAGGCGAGCGTCGTGGTGCTGTTCACAGAGATGGTATAACTCTGGGTGATCGCGGTCATGGTAGACGCGCCGGAACCTTTCGCAAGCTGCAAAAGGAAGTCGTTTGATCCGGTCAGAGTGAAGTTGGTAGCGGTCGGCGTGGTCGTGGCCGTTCCGTAAGCCGCATTTTCATTATCATCAATGGTGAAGGTTCCCGCACCCGAGGCGGCAATTTCCATGAGCGCCACGCTGCTTGCCACGCTTCCCGAACTATTCGTAATCGTGATGCTGCGATAGCCGCCAGCCGAACCAATCACATACCAGATGTCAGATTCGACGCCATTGGCACTTGCCCGACACTGCGAGCAGTGAACGAAGTTGTCAGAGCCGCCCGAAACCGCTGTGACAGTATTGTTTGAGCTTGCACTCGTTTGCCCCTGCATGAAAATCACAAGATTGCCAGCGGTGATATTGCTTCCGACAATATTGGTTTGCGTGCAAGTCGTTCCCGCCGCACATGATTTTGTGCCGGAATCCTGCACGATCGAGACGGTTGCCGACGCCAGCGCAGACACCAGCAGAAAAATAGGCAGCAGAACTTTTCGCATAGGAAGAATCAGTTGATGGTGTAGGTAATTGCTACCGAAACGCGCTGCATCGTTCCATCAGCAGCACCATTTGAGAGGTCAATCCAATCGCCTGCCGCGACTGCGGTGGTTGAGATTGCGAGTGAGCAAGTGGTGGTTCCATCCAAGCCCGTGCCCGATCCGGCTGCGTTTGAGCAGGTATTTGCGCCTGTCGATGCGGTAATGGCCTGCGTGGTGGTTGAACCGAAAAGGTTGGTTGTCACCGATCCGCTGGTGTGAAACTTGTTGACGGATACAGCCGTGGGCGATGAAGCGGCAGCTGAGTTCCCTTCCATGTCAATTTCAACGATGGTTGCGGCAGCGGGAAAAAAACATTGATGCTTCTGGTTTAGATCGCCATTGATGAGGGCTGAACCGTTGTCGGCTCCAATCACGATAGTGCAGGTACGTCGGGTTTGCACGACAGCCAATTGCGCGTTTCCGATGGCGTTATTGGCGATTTGCGTTGCCGTGACCGTATTGTTCGCCATGTCGCTGCCGACGACGGCGCTACTGGTAACGGCCTGCGTAGAGCCTGCAAAGTGAGCAATTCCCGCGCCCGGAGATGAAGCCGTCACGCAACTTGGGCAGCTTACCGTTCCGCTGGTCGTAATCGGGCCGCCAACGATCGGGCTGGTAGTCGAAATCGAACTGACACCGCCTGTCGAAAAAGGTGTCTGCGCTCCACCATTGGAGGAAATAGAAAGCTGGCCGCTGGAGTTGATGCACAGAATGGAATAGCCCGTCGCGGAAGTGCCGCACGCGCCTGTCGGAATAGGCGAATTGAGCGAAAATGAGCCTGCCGTATAGAGTGCGCCGCCAATCGTCATATTTCCCTGAACGATGAGCGGCCCGGAGAAGATTCCCCCGCTTGTGCCCGTGTAGCCGAATTGAAGGCCGTTATCAGTAATGAGCGAAGGGCCGAGCGAAGTCGTACTGGTAGCGACCGGAACGTTGTTCGTGAGCAGCGAAGCGGTAAAGTTCACGCCTGCACCGCGTTGGGTCCACCAGTTTGTTCCATCGGAGAAGGCTTGCAGGCTTTGATACTGGTTCAGCGAAATCGTCGTTAAGCCGTCAATGGTTGCCGGGGAAATTGGCGTCACCGCGACCGGATAAGTGCCTTCATTGGTGATGGTGAAGGTAAAGCAGGCATTTGTGGCAGGGCAGCCGAAAGCAGGCGAGGCGGCTGGATTCGGTACCGTGATGGTTGCCGATGCGCTGGGCGTGAATGGGATGATGCAACTCTGGTCAGCTGTCGAAACCGTATAAGCGGTGCCCGATTGTGCATCTACGCAACTCCAGAGATAGCCTCCCGCCAACAAGCCCGGTACGGGTGGAGTTGCCGAGCCTCCCGCTGGCGGGCCAATGAGGACTTGTTGGGCGTTGTAGTTGGTCGAAATGCCGCCCGACGTGCCCGTCGTATTCGCGGCATTGTTGGGAATGTCGCCAGAAAGCAGCGTCGGAAGCTGCGCATGGGGAAGCGTGCCGCTGGTGATATTCGAGGCGTTTGTAGTGTCGGTCGTCGCTGATGCCGCAAGGCCGTTTTGCCCAGCTACCAGCGTGCCCAAAGTGATATTCGGCGCGGTGCCCCCGGAACTGGCAACGGGCGAGCTTGCCGTCACTGCGGTAACTGATCCGCCGCCCCCACCGCCCCCGCCACCATTCTTAACGGCTGCTGTCGAGGAATTGAGGTAAACAATGGCAGTTCCCGAGCCAACCGTATTGCCACAGAGTTGGAAGTAATCCTGCCCTGCAACCCCTACGGTAAACACTCCATTGGCGGTGATGGTGTTCTGCGTCGAAGTCGAGCCGGCTGCCGAAACCGATGTATTGGTTGGTGCCTGCCCTTGAATCGAAACTTGCGGCTGCAATGTTCCCGACCAAGTTCCGGTGACTTGGATACCAATGGTTGAGACGTTCGGGCCGCCCTGAATGCTGACGCATTGCGTGCTGGTGATTTTTCCGGTGACTTGCGCATTGGCGATGCTGCCGAACAGGAAGCAGAGCCAGAGCCATGTGGAGAGTTTTTGCATGGGATGTCCTTTTTAGTTGCTGGTGAAAATCGCTATATTCATCCAAGAGTTTTGCCCAGAAGCCGCGCCGTTGCCTTGGATTGCCGTAGCCGTGCTGGTGCTCAAAACGCCATCAAGCGAGAATGTGATCGTCGCGCCATTGTTGTAAGTTCCCGTGGAGAACGAGGACGCAGAAACGGAATAATTCGAAGCCGCGCCCGTGACTAGCGTTTGCCCAGTCGCAAAGTTGTTGGTGCCGTCATTGACATAAACCACGGTCTGCTGCGCGTTCGAAGTGGAAAAGTTCTGCGAGTAGGAAACCAGAGCGCGGCATGGGCAGCCCGTAGTGGGCATGGTGACGCTCTTGGTGAGGATCACTGTAGGCGAGTTGGACATGCCCACGTTGGTGCCCAAGATCGTAGTGGAAGCAGCCTGAATGGATGGCGCATTCGAGCAAGTAATCAGCCCGCTGCCAGTGACCTGCAAAACCTGATTCGAGGCACACGCAGAGGCGTTAATAGTGACGCCATCAACTGAGATGTGATTCGAGAAAATGCCTTCGGCTGCGCTGATATTGGCGTCGGCGGAATCGTCTGCGAGTCGCGTAAGAATGGTTTGCGAGGCCCGCTTAAACATCGGGAAGGTATTGCCTTCCCCGCCAAAGCGCAGAATTTGATTTGTTCCGGTAAGGTCTAAACCGCCCGGCGAGTTCAAATTCATTATGTCGAAGGCATCACCAGACGGGATAAAGCCATAATTCGCGCCGTTGGGATTGTTGCGCCAGAGAATTGAGTCAGTATTCGCAAGGCGGATTGTTCCCGCTGAGGAAGGATTCGAGGTTGCGGAAATGAAGGGATTGGCTTTGAGCGATGTGCCAAAAACTCCGCTCCCTGTGACGGCCAGATTCCCGCCGACGCTCATATTGCCCGTGTTGATAATGTCGCCCGAGGAGATAATCTCTCCCACCGAAATGATGGGTCCGCTTGATGTGCCAATGGTTGCTGGCCCAAGGGCGTAGGCTTCGGTGCCATCCCAAAAAAATTGCTGTGTGGTCACTGCATTGGCCGACTGGTTCACTGCGGCGCCGCCGCCGACGTTCGCAGGCCAAGAAAAACTTCTGCCCCCTACTGAATCTTGGGTGATCTGAAAAATAATCAAGCCCGGTGGAATCACGCCAACGGCGGTAAGCGGGGTTGCCGAGGCATTCCCGGTGAGCGTGATGGTGAAAAGCATGTTTTCGGCTACATCGGTGAAGGTCGGAGTCGGGCTGTAGGGCACGGCTTCGACGCCCTGCGAGCCTGAACCGCCGATGCCATTCACGCTGTACTGCTGCGATCCCGATGCGCAATTCGTTCCGCCCGATGATTTGATTGCCAGCGTGTAAGCCTGCCCGGAAAGCAGCCAGATCGAAGCAAATCCGCCGCCATCAAGCACGACCGGATTCGAGTTGACGGTGCTTCCGGTGTAATCGGTGTATGTCGCAAGTGGCGAGGTCGTGTTTGACTGGTAGGTAAAGACGCAGCCATAGGCCAGCGGTGCGCCATTCGGATAGAAAAATTGCAGCTTTGGCACCGGGGCAAGTGATACAGGGACCTGCGCCCAGATATAAGGGGCGAACAGAAGGAGAAATAGAGCTAACCTTTTGCTTTTCATTCGCTTAACTCGGGAGATACTTGGATGAAATTAGGAAGCGGGTTACAGTTCGTCAGTGCCCGACTGGTATCCCAATACGCCATTCTGGATGTCGATTGCATTCTTCGCTTTCATGGCTGGATTTCTTACGCTTGAATGGATCGGATTCCGCATCTTGGGAATCATGGTCCGGGCGGCCTGTTCTGGGCTTTTGCGGCTCTGGCGCGGGCTACGCTCTGCTTTAAAAGGTCGGTCAAATCCTCGTTATCGGCGGGATTCGGGCGTGATCGTGATCGACGCGGAGGTTGTGCCAACTCCTCGGGCGTAGGATTGTTAGTCAGATCGCCTTGGTATGGCGGCTGCGATTCTTTAATCTGCTGCCAGATGTCCGCAAGCTGCTGTGTCAGCCTTTCCTTATCCAGTTTTTGCGTGAAAGCTTGAGATAACGAGCCTTTCGTTTCCCCGGTAGTATTGCCTGCGATGAATTGCCGCTGGGCCTCTTTTCGGCCAATCATTTCGTGGCGGTTGAGGTCGTTTTGCATGGCGTCTTGGATCGCGGCGTCGTCGCGCACATCCTGAAACGCCACTTTTGGGGCTTCGGGCGGCCATTTGGCCCATGCCGGCGTCTGAGGCTCGGTTTCTGCTTGCTGTGGCGGCTCTGGGGCTGCGTTTTGCGCTATCCCTTGCGGTTCGGTAGGCGTGGGCGCTTCTGCTGCCTGTACGGGCCGAGAGCCGTGAATTGGCCCATTTGGACGCTCGCTTTTAAGGACTCCACCGCGCTGTTTCCACCATGCTTGGAGGTCTGCGGTAGTGGGTGGTCCTTTGGGCGCTTCTGTACCGTCGGCGGCGGCTGTAATCACGCGGTTTAAATTGCGTGCGAGCCGAATGCTGGGGCCGACCACGGGCGTATGTTCTAACACTTGCGGAGCGGCGGCTTTGATGACCGGGGCAGCCTCACCAATTCCATAAGTGCCGGCCATCGCAGCGGGAACGGCTGCCGCATGGCCTAACACTGCGCCCGGATCGCCTTCCGTGGCCGCTTGCTCCATACCGGGCACGTTTACGCCTAAGTCGCTCGCTGCCGTGGCCGCACCGCTGTAGAGCCGACCGTGCCCAGCGGCTCGCTCGCGCTGGTAATTCGAGACATCTTGCCGAAAGCCCTGCTTTGCTCCTTCAAGACTCCAAATGCTTGGGCTGTCGGTATCGGTAATTGAATGGACCAGTCCTTCGCCCATTCCCTTTAAATCCGATCCCAGAGCACTCCAGAAGCCTTCATGTGGCACTGATTGATCTTGAACGGGCAGCATTTTTCCGCCTGCTTTGACGGCATCCTGCATCAAGTCGGGTGGAACATAGCGCACCTTGCCATCCGGGGCCTGCATCCGAATCCCCGGCTTGCCGCCCGCGTTTATGGCATCGCGTAAGTGCTCAAATGGCACATCGCGGAGCGTGCCCTGTGGATCAAATACCGGAACAATGCTGCCGCTACTCATTTGTGCTCAGGCATGGCGGCCCAATTGAAGCCGCCCGAGGTCGCGGCGGGCTGTGTCGGTGCGCTGTTTCCCCCGCCAAAATCCATCGGCTTAAAATCGGAGCCATAGGCTTGATTGATCGACTTCACTTTGTTTTCGTGCAAGCCTCGCGCATTGCGCTGCACCGTTCCCGCAAGCTCTTTCATGTCATTCAGAACGGAATCATCTATGTCTTTACCCGTAAGAACGTGGCCGACCTTGCCCGCCAACTTGTCATAGAGCGAGCCTGCACCCGCCAATTGATCCACTTCTGTTCGATTGATGCGGTGTACGCCCTGTGCTGTCGTAATCTCCAAAGCGCCTTGTAGTGGAACCACTTTGACGGCTTCCTTGTTTCCAGCTTTGGCCTCCGCGATGAAATCCTGCATCCCTTGCGCTGCCTGATTCGCGGCAGCAAATTCTTGTCCGGCTTTTGAATATTCGGCTCGCGCTTTGCCTACATCCTTTGGCGAGACATTCTGCACAGCGGGATCGGTGCCACGGTCGTATTGGGCATGAATCGCTGCATTCGTAGCGGCTTCAGTAGCCGCAATGCGGGTTTTGACTGGCTCGGTCGCAATGGCTTCCTGCTTGGCTTTCCATGCGGCATAGGTAGCCGGATCGCCGCCGCGCTTGATATACGCATCGAACTGCGCTCGATCAGGCGGCAGAACACCTTGCACCAGTTGCCCGGTTTTCACGTTGTACAGCGTGCCTTCGCCGGCTGGCTTCCACAGATCGGCTTCGGACTGCGTTTCTGCCTGTTTGCCTCTGCCTACAGCTTCCTGTGTTTGCCCTTTCTTCAGCAAATCTTCTGTTTGCTGCGTATGCGACTGGTGGAGTTTTATGAGGCCATCCAGACCCTCTGGCCCCGGATATTGCATCGCCTGCGCTTCTTGCGGCGACATATAACCGCGATTCATCAAATCGCTCTTGGCGTTTTCAAAGCCTTGTGGCTGCTCGGCTGGTGCCAAACCTTTAACGTAATCAAGATGACCTGCAATCGCATTGTTTTTTGTGTCCTCTAATGCGAGTTCATCCTTTTTCATTCCTAACAGTTTCGTGTGATATTCGAGCGCACTTTGCCGTGCTCCCATAACCGCATTAAATGAGCCGCCGTGTTTTTGGATCAGGGCAGGCAATGTAGATAGGTCATTTCCATCCCACTCCTTGAGCGCAGCTAATCCCGCTTGCTGATCCTGCAATTGGATCTGGCCTTGCTGAATTTGTTGCTGCCGTAATTGCTGATCTTGCGCGGCGGCTTGCTGTTGCGCATGAAGCGTCACCGCTCGCGCATATTCCTGCAAAGGATTCTGCGAAATCGCTTCTGACGCGCCAACAATGTTAGGTGCTGGTATGGTGCCCATTTATGCCATCCCCGCAAAGTTCCCAAGTTGCTCAAGCCAGCTTGAGCCGCCTGTCGTGTCGAGATTCCCGAGTCCGCTGGTCAACCCGCCTGCAATCCCGCCCGCCATATTGGAATAGGCATTCGCTTGGCCGAGAATGCCCGAGGCTCGTGCCGCCGCCGCGTTGTTGATTTGCTGCGCTTGCTGCTGGCCTCCAGTGAGGTCAATGCCTGCCATTGTTCCGGCAGCGCTTTGACCGAGTGCGCCCGTTTGCGTGGCCGCTCCTTGGCCTAATCCCGTGGTTCCGAACAGTCGCGCATACTGGTTTTGCTGGTTCTGATTGAACGTGTTGAAGTTCGTCTGATAGTTCTGGAAGGCATTGTTGTAGGTCTGCTGATAGGCGTTTTGGGCAAGCCCTTGGCCGTATTGCTGGAGCGCCGTGCCCGTGTTGCCCGACATGAGCGTGCCGTTGGCTGCCGCGTTTTCATCAATTGCCCTCGTTCCTTGCTGCAATGCAAATTGGTATCCCGGTGTTTGCTCTGCTTGCGCGAGCGTCGGCGCTTGAAATGAGCCATAACCTTGCAGCAGCCCTTTGCCCGGAGTCGAAGTCAGCGATTGCAGGGTTTGCGCATTCTGCGCCCCGAGATTGAGATAAGGGTTCTCGTTGCCCTGCGTGCCCGACCATACGCCCTGCTGAAAGTTTTGGGCCGCTTGCTGGTTTTTCAGTTCAAGCTGCTGGGCTTGCTGGGCCGCTTTCGACTCGGTGCTCGCGGCATCGCCTGCCGCATTCGCGCCAAGGATTCCGCCGACAATGCTGGATACAAAGCTCATGGTTTGCTAATCCCTAAAATGACTTGATCTTCTAAAACCCCTCCGCGCAGTAAGCTCTTTTCATTGATGCCGATTACTTTGCAGCCCGCTTTCACAATAAAGCGGATGGCGAGCCGATTCTTCCGGGCAATCTCGCCCGTGATCCGCCGCCACGGTGTATGACTCCATACATAGGCAAGCATCTGGGCAAAGCAGATTTCCGCCGTTTTTCCCCACGCTTCGGGCAGGAATGCGAAGTGCATTTCTGCCGTCGCCCCGTTACGCGGGATCAGCGCCATGAAGCCCACAGGCACGTTTTCATGCTTGGCGATGAGGTAGGTCACCAATTCGCTCTCGCTGGGCTGCCATTTTTCGCGGTCGGAAAAGTCATCTGAGATTTGTCGAAAGACTTTTGGGTGAGTCGCAATTTGCCGGATCAATCGGAAATTGCGTGTTTCCTCGACAATCACCCCACGCGCCACCAGTTTGTGCCATCGGATTTGAACCGTGCGAAGGCGTATTGCGCGGTCAATGTCACTGGCCCATCTATCGCCCCCGTAATCGTGCATACATTTGTGTCCGCACTCATTTTTTTGTAGATGATTTCCTGATTCTGATTCGATTGTCCGACTTGCGCGTTTCCGCCCGCCACAGGCAAGGGAATCGCCACTGCCCCGCCAGATGTATCGACCGTGATGAGCGGAAGCAAGTTTTGTACCGAGAACAGCCACTTAAGTTCCGGCTGTGTGAGATTTGATCCGCGTGATGGCGGCGGAAACAGAACTGTTTTCGTGCTCATGCACCGATCCCCCTACGCGCTCTGATACGGTGCCTACAGGCCGCGTTAATCTGCGCGCAGAGTGGTATCGTCAAAGCAAGGAGGGTTAAGAGCACTCCCGTTTGCGTCTTTCTGGCACGCAGGATATGAGTTAGAGTCAATTGGCACCCCCTTTCCGGCTATTCCGTACTGGCTTCGCCTTTTAGGTAAGCATCCACAATTCGCATCGGAACCGGATCGGTCGCACTCAATTCCCAAACTCTCTTTCGTGCCCTGCCAAGCATCCGGCGAATCACGCGCACGTTGTACTCGCCAGCCTTGCCACAGTTGAGCAAATACTGATTGCTCCATGTTTTTCCGCCATTGTCCGACCAGCGAAGCATTACTTGGGGCGGTCGGGGCTGGCCGTTACCGTCGAGCAAAGGCGGTTGCGGTCCAAGCCCCGTTTCCATTTCAAATTCGATCTGGGAGTAATAAATGAATTTGTTCTCATCGTTCTGGCTGGGCGCACGTCGCAAACGCCGAATCGGGTTGCCGAAGTCGTCTGAATAGTCGGTGCTCATCTGGTAAATGTTGCCTGTCGCCCAATCGCCCACCAGATGCGAATTGAAGGCGAATACATGCGACATGGAGCGGTGCGCGGAGAACTGCCCCGACGTCGCATTCCAGAATGCCCAGCGATGCCACAATTGCGTGGTCACGTCATAAACCCATGTCGCGCCGCCATTCGGAGCCGATGGAAACAAAATCACCCACCATAAATGCCCGTTCATCTGCAAGCTATAGCCCACAGCATCAGAAATCGTTTTGTATTGCTGCCATGCCTGCTCAACGGCGTGAGTCGAGATGCGCGTGCCCACATAGCCGTTGGCGCGGCGGGCAATCAGTGATCCCCGCTCATCGCGGTCAAGCCAGAAAATTGAGTTGTCGAGTTGCACCGTGGAAAATGCGGCGGCGGCTCCCTGCTCTAGAAATGCGCCCTGAATGGGGATGAACGGCGGAAATCCCGCGCCAGCGTTGTAGTATGCGGCAGTCTTTTTGCTCGAAAAGAACCATGCTTCGCGGTGATCGCAGATGAACGACGAAAAGTTATCGGGGAACAGTGAAACCGTCGCAATATCGAGGCCGCTCCAAGTTGTGCCATCTTCGAGTTGCGACATCTGAAACGTGTTCGAGTTTTTCAGCGTGGCGAAGAAATAGCCGTCAGCAAATCCGATCTGCGATACAGGCGCATTGAATTGCGCCATATTGACGGCGACGAATGTGTTGGTCGTCAGAGTAAACACGAACAGAGCGCCATTGTTGAGAATTAGAAGCTGGTTTTGATTGGCGGCGATCTGTGTCGGTGTCTGCGGTGCGGTGCCGAGATTGCCAAGCAGTGTGAATGTCCCATCGGTATTCAGTTCATACAGATTTGAGGATGCGGCAAAGGTTCGCCCATTGATATAGAACAAGCCGGGAACGCTGTGCTCGGGAAGTTGCGCGAAAATCTTGAGGCCCGGTCGGTCAAACAATGAAATGGGAGCGCGGGCGTTTGGTGATTCCGCGTTTTCGCAGTACCAGTTAATCGCCTCTTCGTCATCCACGATAGGCGACTCGGAAGTATATGTACCACCGCAAAAGCCAAACTTCATGTTACAGTTCGCTCATGGAGCGCAGAGGATTTCTCAAAGCTCTCGGGATGCTGGCGGGCGGAATCGCACTTGAGCAAGCGATTCCCTTTGGCCGCGTATGGTCATTTCCTTCCAAGATTGTGATTCCCGAATCGCTCGTTTTGCCAGAAAACGCATTCCTTCATACAGAATGGATCACTGCTGAATCGCTGCGAATCTTGAAGGAAAAGTTGGTTTTCGTGGAACATTTCAACAGAGATATTCCCGCACACTGGCAGCATACGCGCACTGGCAGCATACTTAAAATCAGACTCCCCCGCCCGTGGAACTTGGCGGTCCAAAATCCCCGCTCGCCCAATTGAAATAGCCGCCTTTGCCGCCTGTTTTGGGCATCCCAAAGTCTTGTGTCGAGATGCGCGGAGATTTCTCGTTGTTGCCCAGCACCGCAACCCTTTGACGCCGTGCTTTCTCAATCAATTGAGGGCTTGGTTCCTTGCTTAAGCCGGGGCAAAGCTGCTCGGCAAGAGTTGATGTGACGGCGGCGCGATAGCCCGGAGGAAGCTGAAATAACGCTGTGTTGAGTCCGCCGATCGGATCGGTAATCTGGTCGGCTTGATAGACTTGATTCCAGAGTTGCAACCGAACCTGTTGCTGCTGATTGGGAACAGGCCAGAAAAACAGGCTGCAATTCGGCCAATCCGGGGAATAGAACACGTCAGTCGGCACATTGGTTTCAATGGCTTTGACCTGATTGAGCGCCCACCATGTTGCATCCCGAATGTTGATAGGCAAATCAACAATTTGAGCGCCCTGCCCGGTTCCGGTATTGAGAATCAGGGCAGCCGATTCGAGCCTTACCGGGCGTACCGGAACGCTGAATGTCGCGCCTGCCGCTGGCCCAATCGTATGCGGCGATAAACCGGGCACCAGCGTGAAAAGTTCGAAGCTTGTGGAATAGACATACTTGCGCTGACATCCCCATTCATCCAGCAGGTCATTCAGGCGGCGAAATGCCCATTGCCCGACTTCCGGCTCGGGCGCTTCTCCGGGCGCAACTGCCCCGGTTTCGATCAGGGCATCGGTAATGATGTCAAGATCGGTATAACCTACGGGAACTTCGCCAGTGGGAGGCGTGACAGCCATGATTTAGGTCGATTCTTCTTCAAGGTCAAGCTTGATGGGTTGATCTTCCGGGCTTGGCGCGGGTTTCTTCGGCGCGAGTCCCTTCACCGTTTTCGAGTAGTCATAATCCGCCGATGGCTTGGTTTCAAAGCCCGCTCGCTGCGCGGCTTTCAGTTCTTTTTCATTGGCAACGGTATGCACGCGCCCATTGCCATGGTGATAGACGGTTTTAGGAAATTCCTTGAATACATAAGGCGTGCGGGGCGGCTTGTTGAGGTCGATTTCTCCGAAATTGTTCTGGGTTGCGTCGTCCATGTTTCCTCGCAGTTCAGATTTGAGTGACTCTCTTATTTCCCGGTCACGCGGAACGCCTTCCAAATCAAATTGAAATGGATCGCGGGGCCGCGTGACCGGAATGTGTTCTCGAATCGGCACTAATAGCTTGGGTAAAACTTGGCCGAGTTCGGGTCATACGTCCAACACAGCGTTTTGCCGACTACGCCCGTCGAAGCAATTGCAATGTTGTTCGCGTTGGTGGTGGTGAAAGCGCCATCGGGGATCGCGCAAATGGTCTGCCCCGCATTCGGATCGAAGCCAACCGGAATATTGAATCCGGTAATGGCTGCGGTTCCAGTGATGTGGAACAGTTGACCACTGGGCGTGATCTTGCCAGCCGTCGAAGCAACGGCAGTCGAGACTTGCGGAAATGCTGTTCTATTCCCAAATCCCGGCCCCCACTGACTTGTGACGGTCGAGCAATCCCACTGCAAGCCTGTTTGCGTATTCACGGCAGGCAAAACAGCAAGATTGGTGCTGGTACATGCACCGCTCGGCGTATTCACGAAAAAGTAATTCGGCGGTCCTAAGAGCACCATGCTGCCAGAACGGTGCGCTTTTGCGACCGAGCCGCCATAGCCGCGTGTCACTTTGGCCGTGGTGGAGTTGATAGCGTTCACATACATGAGTTCGCTATCGACAAACAGCACGGTTGAAGTGGCGACTACGCCCGTGGCCGAAGTCAGCGGGATCGTAGTTGTCTGGTTATCGACTTTGGCGGAAAGAGTGGTCTGAGTCAGCGTAGCTTGCCCGAAGGAGGCCAGAGCCAACCCAAAAACGATGCTGAGGGTAAGTAGTGTCTTTTTCATGGTCGATTCGGCTCCTATGCCATCGCAATCGCAACTGCGCCGTTGTCTTGGTACAGGTTGCCGAAGCCTAGCAGCATGTCAAAGCGATTGATTTGCATTGACCGTACCGGGTCCCAAGCCTTGACATAGCGCACGGCGATGCCAGTTTTCGGGTCCTGTTTTTGAGAGCAAACTTCCACTGCTTTCGGGCTATACAGCTTTGCGCCAGAAAGAGCGAATGCATATTTGGAGAGGGCAAACCCGACCGTGCCAACCTTGCCGCTGGGCGAGGTCGTACCGGGCCAGAGCGTGAGCGCTGCGCCGTCTGCTGGCAGAGCGTCAACGTTCTGATACTGCGAGCCGGGGCCGAAAATCGAAGGCAGGATTTGGATGGTGTCATTTCCGCCTGTGAGTGTGGCTGCCTGCGTCACAGTGAAGGTTTGCGCGGTTGCCGGGCCGGCAATGCGCCGGGTTCTCGGGTTGACGGCATTCACATTCAAAATGGAGAATTTATCCCCGAGATTGAGCGTGTCACCGTTTGTGCCCGTGATGACCAGCGAAGTGCCAGACTGCCCGCCGCCATGAACGGTTACCGATCCCGCCCAAGTGCCAGCGGTATGCGAATAGAGCGATTGGGACTCGAACCAGTCGAAGCCGCCCTGCCGCCCCATGTAACCATCCTTGAATGCCTGCGAAATCTCATCACCGGGGTGAAAGAAGTTCGTCAGGTTATTCGAAAATGACTCCATTTGGCTGCTCGATACGCACATCACGCGGCGGCCCGGAGGACAGGCTTTTTGCATGAGGTAGGCACGGGCAGAGTTGGGCGTTGCTACCGTGGTGAAGTTGGTGCCGAGTACGCCGACCACGCCAGAGGCATTCTGATAAGCGAACTGCGCGGCGCGTGAGTCAGTTTCTTGAGCAAGCTGGGCTGCCGCCGGCTCGAGGTACTGCTGCCGGATTTCTGATTCCGAACGCTCTGCTTTGATCGCGGCTTCATAGTCATCCCACTGGAAATCGACGCCGAAAACCTGATCCAAGCTGATGGTGGTGGAAATCCGGTTGATGCCTTGCGGATCATAGCCAAGGCCGTTGCGAATCGTGAAGGTTTGGGGAAATTTGATTTGAATAGTCGAGCCAACCGCAAACTCTTTCTTGAAATCCTTTTCCCACTCCATGTTGAAGTATTCGGCCACGGTCAACTTGTTGACCAGAAGCCGCAACACTTCCATGGAAATCCAGTTTGTGTTTAAAAAAAGGTTCGCCATTTCCTATCCCTTGCGACTTAGCGCTTTTTCATGCGCTCCACGTCGCGGCGATTCTGCCGCGCTGCATAGGCGGCGAAATCGTCATCATTAAGCGCCGATTCCACGTCATCACCGGGAGTCGTGCCTTTCCCATCCACAATTTGAGGCGGGGGCGGCGCGGCGGATACTCTGCGCACAGGGGGCGAAGATGATCTTTCGGCAGAACCTTGCCCGGAAAACTGATCTTCCAGCTTCCCGAGTTCGCGGGTGATGCGAAACGCGCTTGGCATACTGAAAACGCGCTGAAATTCGGCAGGATTTGCGGCGAAGTGATACAGAATCTCATCGCCAACGTCCGATTCCAGCGTGAAGGCGTCCAAAATGTCGGGCAACTGCATCTTGCCGACTTTTTCCCCCCAATCGGGATGTTTGGCTAAGCCTCGATCGAGATTGCCTTGCCGTTTCGATTGCACCGTCTGGGCGCGTTCGCTGGCTTTCCGGTCGGCTTCTCTTTTGGAGAGAGCCTCTTCGGATTTGGCGAGAACGTCTTGGGTTGTCCATTCGTCGCGGGCATCCAGAAATTCTTGCAAATCCTTGTATTTCGGTGAGCCATCTGGGTTGCGGTCATTGACGGTAGGCTTTGGTGGTCGGGCCGATTTCTCCGGTAGTTTTGGAGTAATCGGAGCCGCTTGCGAAGTCGGCGTTACGCTGGTTGACTGCCGTGCCTCAAGTTCCTTAACCCTTGCGACCAGTTCGCGGATTCTTGCTTCTGCATCTTTCTTTCCCCGCTGTGCAGTGGGGGCCGCTTCCGGGGCGGCGGGCGAGACGGATTTTTCCGCAGGGGCCGAGTCTGCGGACTGCTCTGACGGCGGTTCTGCTGGTGTTTCGGGTTCGGAGGCTGCCGGGGCTTCCGGTTCTGACGGCAGTTCGCCAGTCATGCGCCATTCGTCATAGGCACGACCGGACGGAATTTTCAATTCAGGGGCCGAGTCCTGATTTGTCACGGCGGGTGTTTCTAAAGGCGTCATTTCTTAGGCTTCTCCTTTTTCGCGGCCTTGGCCGCTTTGTCAGCCATCACCGATTGGTGAACTTGGTCGGAAGCCTGCGCTTGCTGCGCGGCTTGCTGCTCATTGCCTTGAGCAAACGAATCCTGTGCGCCTTGCTGCGCTAATACCGTGCGCTCATGCGCTTGTTGCTGGGCCGCCATTTGCTGTTCGTGTTGCTGCTCCAGTAGCGTAATCGCGGTTTCATGCGCGGCATCGTGGGCGGCGCTGGTTTGTTCCTGCACGAATCCAAGACGCGACATTTCCTGCTCGAAGTGCGCTTTGTCGGCGTCTTTCGATGCCTGCATTTCGGCCACAATGAGCTTTGTCGCCTCTTGCAATTTCGCAATCGACTGCTTGGTTTGCTGTTCGAGAACCTTGCCGGCCCGTTCGAGATGCAGAGCTTGGTTTTCCTGCGTCAATTGCTGAATCTGGCCTTGCAATTGGGCAATCATGGCTTGCGCTTGCGGCGGCAGGTCGTTCGGGTCAGGCGGGGTGAGCAAGTCAACCATTTCGTCGCCCAGCGGCCCGATGTCTTTCAGCTTGATTGCCAGCGCTACCAGTTTCACCATGACTTCCTGCGGGATGCCCATTTGCGGCGCGTTTTCGATGAGGAAGTCGGCAAATTCGGCGGCTTGCTCGCGCTGGGACTGATAGCTTGGGCCTGTCGAAACTGTGACGTCGTACTCTCCCGGCTCCTCTTCGGTTTCCGGATCAAGCAGCATCAGATGATCTTTTTCAGGATTGCTCACGACATAGGGCTTGTCATTGACTCTCAGCGTGCCGAACGAACCATCCGCTTTGGCAACGGGCACGGTTCGCGCCGTGTCGAGCGTCGGGCCAAGGAGTTCATTGATCTGCCAGCCGATGTTTTGGAGCATCATGTCGAAATTGTCGGTAAAGTGGAACGTGCCGATGTTTTCCTGATCCTGAATCTTTTCAAGGGCTACGCCTGATTTCTCGGAGTCTCGCTGCGCAGCGGTCGGAAGCGGCGAAATCCCCATTGCAGCCTGAATTGAGCGCCTAGCAGAATCTTTCGCAATTTCATATGCCTGAAAGTTCGGCTCGAAGGCTGGGCGTGTGGGCGCAGGTAATGGCGTATTCGTTGCGGCATCAACTACTACGTCGTATTGCACGTAAGCTCGCGGTACTTTGTTGAGCAGTTCCCAAGCCTCTTGATCGCTTTCAAACTGGCCTTTTGCGCCGACAAATGGCGCTTTGGGCGTCATGCCAGCCTCTTCGCATTCCTGTGTAGCGAGGTAGGCAAGCAACATCTGCGGATCACGCGCCAGCCTAACCATTGAAATCAGCTTGCGTCGTGGGCCGCCGCCTTCATCCACCCAGATTTCCTTGCCGAAACAGGGGCAGATGGGAACACGCGAGCCTTGCCACGGAATCTCATCAAGGATGTCCAAGCCATTCGTGATGAGTTGGTTTACCTTTTTGAAAGTCGTTTTCCGCGTGGCGATGACGTGTTCGCCTTTTCCCACTTTCTCCACCACAATCGGGTTTCCGTCTGGGCCATCAATGAGGAAGATTTGTCCCTCGGTCTTATCGACATACCAGTATTCGGCTACCTGTACGGTTTTGTCCTGAATCCAAAGGCTGATTTGCTGGTCACCTTCATCGCCCGTGAAACTGACGGAACTTGAAGCTTTCGGATACTTCTTTTTGAAGTCATCCTTGCGCAGCGTGTCGGTGACAAAGCAATCTTCCATGTCCGAGCCATCGGCTTCCTTGAAATCCGGGCATGGCAGGACGCAATCAGGATTGGGGAAGCGGCGAAGCAGCAATTCCTGATCGAAAGAGCGTTCATTGATGTACTTTTTCGTGATTCCTGTAAAGCCATAAGAGCGTGAAATCGCATTCTCGAAGGCGGTGATGTAAACGGTTTGCCCTTTGGAGCGATATTCGATGCCACGAATAATGTTTTCGCGGTGATTGGCGTCTTTATCGTTAGCGCCTTCGCCTGTGGGCGTGACCTGAATGCCGCGCTTATTCTGCCTAACGTTGTTGATCGCCTGATTTAAGTATTGGTTGATTTCGTCAAGCGAGATAACCGGGCGCGAGGCATCTTCACGGGCTTTTCGGTCGTTGGGCGACCAAGGATCGCCAGCGACGAAGCGCATATCCTCTTGGCCTTCCTCTCGGATGGGTTTCCATTCCGAAAGGTAATCGGCAAAGCGATCCCTGATTTCTTTAGGAGTTGGAGCGGACATTACTCAATAACGATTTTTGGGGCACACGTCTTGCAATAAACCTTGCCATCATCCTTGCGCCAGCCTTCGCGGTAGGCGTCACCAGCCGCAATGAAGCGCTCGGATGCAGGGAAATCCTCTTGGCGCGTGCATTTCACGCAAACCAGAATCAGGCGCTTCCCATTCGATTGCCATTCGCGCTCGGCTCGAGCAATTGCCTTCTCCGCAATGACATCAATCTTGGTCTGATCCTGCTCTTTTCGGGCGGCAAGGTCGGCAGCTTCCGCGATATACACGTCCAACGGCTTCGCTTCAAAGCGCAGATAGGGCCGCATCGCTTCATAGGCTTGCGTGCGCTTCTCAGGCACGACGGTGACAAGGATTTGCCGCAAATGGACGTGATCGCGGACACAGAAGGCGATCTGCTGAATCAGGCGCGGGTCATCCAAGCCGCCAAAGCCTTTGCGCTTTAGCTCATGGTCAAGCTTGGTTTTGATTGAGACAGTCACGGCTATTCGAGTTCGCCGCCGCCATCGCTTGAGCCGTCGCTTTCCTCATGGCCTGCGCCACTGAGGGAAGGCAGGTCAAGATGTTCGGCCAAGTGCGCAGCCATCTTGTGTTTTTCGCCTTTGCCGAACACATGGGTTTTTGGCTCGGAATGCTCCATGAAAGCCATTGATTTGCCTGAAGATTTCGGGTGCATGTGATGCTCGACCGTATGCCCCCCATCTTCGTGCATTCGGATAATCATGTGCGACATTTTGTGCTCATGCTTCTTTTCCATCTGTTTTCCCTTCTGGGTTTCCTTGTTCCCGTGCATTGCGCCGATCTTGTTCATGGTTCCGTAGATCGCGTGCGGATTGTTGCCGTACTCGGCCCGTAATTTGTCCTCAAGAAATTTCGGCATGGTGTTGGGTCCTTTCTAGGCGAGCTAGTCTGTGCGGTGCCTTCTGACTCCGCGAGAAGGCTGCAAGGTATGCGGAGCTAGGTAAGCAACTCCCGGAGATGTGAAGTTGGAGGCATCATTGCCACGTGCGCTGCCCGCTCGCCTCGGTCAGTTCTTCCCGCACAGCTAGAACCTTCGCGCCATCAAGCCATAAGGGTTTTGCAGTGGCATGGGCTGCATGATGTTTCCGCCGCCCACAGGCTGCGAGATTGGCGCGGCTCCGACTGGCTGCGTCGGCCCCGGCATCATTCCCCCACCATTGCCTACAGGCTGAGAAATCGGCATCTGCGGGTGAATCGGCATCATGGGGCGGCCCACATGAGGCTGAAGCGAGCTTGGATTCGGCAGGCCGAACGCCTGATAAGGATTTGGTAAGGTTGGGCGTTGCTGCATTCCACCGTAGGGATTTTGCGGAAGCATCACGACCACGCTCCATAACTGGCAGGGCTTGAAGTTCGCGCCTTTTTCTTCGGCGGCAAAACGGGCATGGCAAACGTCAACGCGAGTGCATCACCGTCGTCAGGCGAGCTTGAATCGAGGCCCAACTTCGCCAAACGGCGCTTCATCACAGGCTTCGGCTCAAGTTTGACGCGCTGCCTTGGGTCATCCACCAGAATGGGCTTGGCGAGGTCCTCGGCTAATCCGCGATCCTTGTCGATTGCGCCATAGGCAAGCCATTCCTTCATTCTTCCCCAGAGACAGTCACGGAAATATGCGTAATGGTGGTCGGGAGAGTCCGCGCCGAAGTTAACCACCATAATATTTTTATGCCCAAGAGCGCGAAGCCGCGCTTCCACCGGGGCAGCGATCCCAGCGGAGTCGAAAAACAGCATAGCGACCTTTTCCCCACCGTAGCTGCGGGTAAGGACATCGGAGAGCTTGCCCACCATGACGGCAGCCTCGCGGGTGAACTCACCTTTAATCTTGATTGGTGGAATGCTTCGAGCGTCCGCACCTTTCCGAAACCTGATGATGTTGTCATCCGACCCACCCCATGCAAAATCCACGCCCGCAACCAGTGCGTCATCTGGCAGGGTACGCACAACCCTTTTCTGCGCCGCTTCAATCAGTTCATTGTCGATAAATTGCGCACTCTCGCTCTTTGGGGGTAATCCGCGCACGCGAACGCGCACAAAATCGGAATCTTCCCCATAATCTTCCACCCATTGAGCAATTTCGACCTTGTTTGAGCCTTCCACGGTACGCGAATCAATCGCTTTTCCGCTCCAACGGTGCCGAAACGCACCGAAAACACTCTCATAGAAGTGACCTTGCCGCCTGGTCGGGTTTCCAAACTGAAAGAACAGGATTTCGGTATTCGCGTCGGTCAATGCGCCATTGATGACTTCGAAAATGATGTCTGCGATTTCGCTGGCTTCGTCGCAAAAGATCATCAGCCGCTTGCCTGCGTTGTGCGCTCCTGCGAAAGCTTGCGGGTTATCTTCCGACCACGGGATGAAATCGGCACGCCAGCCGCGATCTGCGGAGGCATCTCTCACCTTGATCGAAGCCACGTTCACTTCAAACCAGTCGGCATTTATTGCCATGCGAAACCATTTCGCGGCCTCGGGCTGAGTCTTGGTATCTAACTGATTCTTCGTGTTTGCGGTGACGATAATGCGGCAGTCTTTTGCCGTGCTCATGCCCCACCAGATCAGTTGAGCAACCAGCGCAGATTTGCCAATGCCGTGCCCGGAACTGCGAGCAAACCGACCGGGTTTGAAGCGGGTTTCCGGGTTTTGCAGGTGCGCTCCAACATCGCGCAGCAATTCTTCCTGCCATGCCCAAGGCGCTCTGTAATCGCGGAGTTCGCCTTCGCCCCAAGGAAAGCCATAGAGCACCGCGCCCAGCGGATCGTGCCGAAAGTCGTACAGGCGATCTACCAATGCCTGTTCGTAATCAACTGCGTTCGCTGACACGCTTCTCTGCTTTCTCCATTGCGGCCCTCATTTTTTCGCTGAGGGTAAAATTGACGTTCATTTCCAAGGGTTTATCGTGCAAATGGTTCACGGTGCGAACAGGCAATCCGTCGCGCTTGTCATAGAGCCATTTGCGCAGGTTGCTCGATTCGGTCACGCCAGCGTCGTCAATCAGTCGAAATTTCTGCACTTCGTAGCTGTCTTTCTCGCTGGCTGGTCGGTTCAGAGCCGCTAGAAGCTGGGCTGCATGATCTTTCTGGCGAACCTGCACCACTTCAGGCGTGGGCTTCTTTTTGCGCCCCGCTCCCGGCCTAGCCCCGCCGCGTGGCATTACTGCACCACCCAATTTGTGCCATTGCAGTAGGCAGGTACATGATTTGATCCGCTTCCGCTGATCGTTGCCCCAAACGTGGCCGTAGTCGAGTCCGTTACCGCAGCTCGCGCCCCTTCCAAGCCAGAATTGCACGTTGCCAGCGTGGAAAACGCCCCCGGCTTGGTCTGAATCCCGTTTGCATTGACTTGGGCCTTCCAGTTTGAGCCGTCATTCACGTGATTCACATAGAAGCCGATGGACGTATTGCAGCGAATGCTTAAGCCTGCCTGCGTGACATCCATACCGATAGCGCAGTCGCCAGCATCGTTTGAGGGTCTGTGGCCGTAAGTTGCCAGCGTTTTGGCATACGCGGCATCGTAAAACGTGATGAGGTCAAAGGGAGCGGTCGGGCTGAGGGTTGTGCCGAAATTGAATAAGCCTTTCAGGTTGGTGAGAGTTCCGCCATCGCCCACCAGCATGTTTTTGGCCGGCACCAGGGTGGCCCAGCCAGGTAATGCCTGATTCCCTGAGGAAGTGAAGCCGCCGCCGCGCCACGCAAATGGCGAGCCTTGCAATGGGCTGCTTGCTCCGACTACCGCCCCGGTAATCGGATTGTTCAGGATTACCGCGTCTTGGCTGGGCAGCGTCGTGGTTATGATCGGCGCATTGTTGCCGCCTTGGTTGTACGGGCCAAAATATGAGCCGTTCGGAACCGAAGCCGAGCCAGTGCCGCCCGCATCCGAATTGTTCGAAATGACCACCGCTCCGGGCCACGCCGCCAGGTAAGGGTAATAGCTGTGCAGCCCATAGGTGGGAACGGTGTAAGACGAAGGCGTCAGGCCGACCGAATCGCTGACTGTGCAAATCGCGTCTGTGCAGGAACTTAGCGGGTTGACCGTGGCAATCAGATAATTACCTGTGCCATAGGGCGCGGTTTCGAAGTTTCCTGACGTCGGGCCATTCGTGCGAAGCAGTTTGTATGAAGTCGCGCCGGGGATGGCATTGAAGGTCACAGGCACCGTGCCGCCACTTGAGGAATCGACCTGCGCCCAGCCTGCAAACAAGACTGGCCCGGTACCAAGATTCAGGGCGCAGCGCTGCAAATTGGTGACTCCGGTTGTGCCATCAGGCGGCTGCGACGAGCACATTGGGTCAGAAGTGCTCGCAATCGGCTGCACGTAATAAAACCAGTTGAGCAAGGCATTCCCGACCGTGGCATAAAGCGGCATCCCACCATAGGGGGCAGAGTTTTCGCCGCTTGCCACTTCGCTTGTTCCGCCCACATCAAGCAGCCCTGCGTACCCGGTAGCGGTCATTCCCTGCGTTACGCCCCCAAAACTGCCCTCATAGTGCAAGCCTTTGGAGGAAAAAGCTCCGAATCCTCCCCTTCGCTGACTGAAACGGATGCCATTCTTGACGAATCCCTGACAAACGCCATCGGTGATGAATAGATCATCGCCGGATTGCCAGTCGATACAGTCACCCGTGTTCTGCATCGACATATTCGCCCCATAAATGAATGCCACGGCCCCGCTGGGGCTGTTTGGACCGGGAGAAAAGATCATTTTGGGCTGAAATTCATCGGTTGGGGTCATGAATACGGCCCCGGAACCTGAGTTTGAGAATTGGAGGATGTTGGCTGACTGATCGGCCAAGACTTCTTCGCCAGAAACGTAAGGCCGCGTCAGGCCCGACGTTGAAACCAGCGAAACTTGATCGTTGTAGCCCTCAATGGTCAGGTTGTCCAAAATGGGGATGTACTGCTCAATGACGTAGCCGCCTGCGTAAACCGTGGCAGGATTGTTTGCAGCATTCGAGAGCGGCGTGGCTGTGACCTGCGTTCCGCTGGGCACGGTCGCAATTTGGTAGTCACCAGCGAAGGTATTGTCATTCAGATTTCCGCCAACGATCACCCAATCGCCTACCAGCAAGTCGTGCGAACTGCCGAAATTGAAGGTTGCGACACAGGCCGAAGGGCAGCCCGTACGCGACATGCTGGTGATGAGATTGACTTGGGGCGCGGTGCCCGCGTATCCGGGCTGAAACTGCAAGGCATGAACGGTATTAAAGAAGAATGTTCCGCCGGCAGTGCGATTGCCGAGAATCAGCCCAGCTTGCCGATGCGTTTGCAGGATTCGCGCACAGCCGCCGCCTTCGATAAACACATGATTCCCATGCGTTTCTACAGGCGCATCCCATGCGATTGTCGCGCCATTCGCGCCGCATGGCAGCACGACCTTTACATTATGGGCGCTGGAGGATGTAACCAAGCCGTCGTTAATGGCCTCTTGAGCGCCATTCGAGGCCGTTCCGACCGAGTACCCGGCTGCGTGCGTATTGCGTGCTGTCACCGTAATTGTGCCGGAACTGCCAACCGTGGCCGCCGTGCAGGATGTGGCCGTGACCGGAGCCGCCTCAGCCGTTCCCGTAGTACCAATATCGATCCAATAATCGGGCAGCGTGGCATCAATCCCATATGGGCAGACAATCGTGATGACGTTTGATCCGGGGGCAATCGAGGAAGGAGAATTTGGATTCTGAGACCAAATGAAGTTATCTGTGTACCTAACTTGCTCCAATCGGGGCACATTTATGACCGGAACACTATTAGTTGAGGCTATTTCCTGTACCGAACTGTTCCCAACCGTTCCGTTTGTACCTGTAGAGGTCGCTTTAGGTACAAAATTGTTCGTTAAGGTGCCCGTTATTCCGCCGCCGCCCGTTCCCGTGGAATTGATTGTGACCGTTCCCGAGCCATTGTCGGTGACGGTCGTGGTTCCTGTGCCTGTCAGATTGAGCTTGGTTTGCGAGCCGTTGTTGGTGCCATTGGTCTGAAGCTCGATTCCTGATCCGCCCGAGCCGCCAAGCGTGACGCGGTAAGGCCCAAAGCAGCTGGTGCCAATGCAAACGGTGTAATCGTAGCTCCCGGCTGGTGCCCAAAACCCGATGTTTCCCTGCGCATCCCCGGTCGGCTGGCAGGCGCTTGGCTGAGGCTGGGGCGTATCTTGCGCCCCATTTGGGCAGGCTACGCCTTGGGAATTGTAGGTGGTTGCATAGTTGGTGCAGGGCACGCCATTCGCGGGAACGGTGCAAACGGCAAGCTTGGGGGAATTGGGCGGGATATTCGCTACCAGATAGGGCGTCGATTGCCCGGTAACGATAGAAGGATATTGCGCATCGTAGCGCACGTTCTGCGCAAATGCTTGGCCTGCAGTCAGTAACGAGGCGGCGACGGCCAAACCAGCACAATGAGCAAGGCAACCACGAAAGCGCCGAGCAAGATCACCGAGACTTGATCCATGCTGAAACCCCATAGAGATTTTCAAAGTTTCAATGTTCAGACACCGCTTAAAGCACGTTTGGCGGCTGCTGCCGCTTCCTCAGCGGACAGTTTGGTGTATTCAAGGGTAGACTTGCCGGATTTGTGGCCGAGCCATTCCTGTGTAGCGGGAACGCCCTCTGTCGCAATAATTTGGCGAGCGCACGAGGATTTGAGCGAGTGCGGGGTAGCCTTGTGGAGCGCGACGTTGGCGATTGCGGCGTAGCGCTTCATGAGACGCCAGGCATGGACGCGACTGACATTGAATAACGGTCGGCTCCGGAGAGTTTTGCGAGCCAATTCAATGAGCGCGGGGCCTTCGCTCAAGAGCGGATCTGCGTGACAGATTAGCGGCTGCACGGTACGTTTTGAGCCTTTCAGCCGTTGCACTCGAAGAAAGCCGCCTTGCACGTCATCTCTCGTGATTGCAAGTACTTCCGAGACTCGCAAGCCGTGGTTATAAGCAACGAGGATCATGAGCCAGTCACGCTCGCGGTGTGCGCGGGCCACATCAAGGAGCCGCCTGAGCTCGTCTTTAGAAAGACTCTGCACATTCAAAAAAGGAAACAGTAAGTCAGTCCGTTACATCTTGCGTGTTGGCGTGGGGCGTATACTGTATTGCGAAGCATCTTACAAATGAGCAACATGGGCGGAAATGACGAACGAGGAACTGGAATTAAGGGTTGCGGTGATCTTGGAGCGCATGGCGATGCAGGATGAATGCTTGCACCGGGCGCTGGCCGCTGCCGATTTGCTGCCCAAAGCAGAGAAAAGGGCTGAAAACCCCTGTCATCAGCCCTTCCCCGCTCTGGTATCTGTCCCCTAAATCTCCTTTCATGTTCGATTAACCAACCTTTTTGAACTCATAGCGGTGGAAACAGGTACTTTTCCAAGCTTTTGTTGCATCTTCGAAGCGGTCAATGAACTCAAAGGTGTCATTTCCGACCGTAATTCGGTATCCGGGCTTTAAATCCCCCAAAACTCCCGAAATCAGCGCGTCACGCTCCTCATAGCGCCGCTTAATCTGGCGATCCAAGCTTAAATAGCGCCGAACGTGCTTGGCGAACTTGTCAGCTTTGCGGGGCATGGTAGGAATTGACCCATTCGGGGCGAAGCGGAGCCTTGAAGATGATGCCGGGAAGCTCGGCGGCGGGGAGAGTCTCGGGAATATAGCGTGGAGACGGCGCGAGGTCGGCGCGGCTATGTCGCAGTTGGACGCAAGCTGCGCGGAGAGCAATGAGTTGGATGAGATGCTTGCTTACCTGTAGCGCCAAGTTCCGACGAATCAAAAGCTTTGCAACCGCTTTGGGAACGGTTTCACAAGGCTTCGCGGTAAGCGGCTGGTGGGCAGCTAAGACGCCAATTCTAGCCATTTTTGGGAATAGGAATTTCTGGAATGCTGCTCGAACCTTGCTATGCGGCAAGGGAGCGCTGTCTGGGGATTGACGGAAATACTCTATCCTAAAAACCTTAGAAGTCGTTAGAAAAAATCCACTTACCTTGGTAACCGTAATTCTTCGATTTCCACAATATTTTATTCTTGACAATGTTTTGGGTTGTGCTATCGTGTGCCACATGGTAAAACAAAAGCATGGCGACACGCAGGCAGTACGCTTCAGCAGTGAGGATCGCAAACTCATCGAAGCGCTGCGCAAGAAAACAGGCATACAGGCAGTTTCAGAGTTGCTTCGTTTGGGACTCCGAGCCTTGGCAACCAAGGAAGGCGTGACGGCGTAATGGTCGGTTCCGTTCAAATTCGGTCGATTTTACCTGTTTACCTGTTCCCGCAAGGTATGAGCATTACAGCCAAACATCGCAATTGCGTGATTTGCGCCAACTTGAAGTTCGCCTGCGCGGAAGCGGCGAAGGTGGAAGCGCTTGCTCTTGGAGGAGAGGCGGCGCTTCCACCAAAAAAGCCAGCCTTGAGCGTGCAGGCCATTCAGAAAGCTGAGGAAACCTTATGAGCACAGAAAGCAAAGTAGCCCCGGATGAATTAGTCGAGTTTGAAGGGTATTTCCGCTCGCAAGAGTTCGTGGCGAATGCTCTTGGACTCCGCAAACAATTGATCGCTCTAGCCAATGATGGCAACTGTCCCGCTTGCGGCGGCGAATACTTCGGAGACTTCCATGTCTGCAAAAACCGTTAAAAGCGAGTTATTAACCGCTACCCAGATGGCGCAAAAGTTAGCGGGCGGTGGCGTTCGTCCGGGGATTGATCCGTGGGCCAAGGCGCTACAAGAGTGGCTCGATTCCTACATTGATCGGTGGAAAGAGGAAGTCCGCGTACTGAGGGAGGCCAACCATGCCAGCCCGCGACTTTGACATTTTGGTTTGCGACAAAGAGGTCTGCGTTTACACCGAGCGCAGCGCTGCACGCCTCGCGTCTGCGAAGTACAGCGGCATTCCTCGCTGTATTAAGCACGGAGCGCTGTTGCTACCTCGGGCGTGGGCTTATGGGAAGAGTCCACGCGAGGTCAGGATCAGACTGAAGCAGGCCAACCATGCCAGCCCAAAGGAGCAATCATTATGAACTCATTGCGAAACATCAACTCTCCGGTCTTTGCGCACGCCTTCGACAACTTGATTGACATGGTGACCGACGTCATGCGCAGAACGTCATCGGAATCAACGGTTGGCGACGAATACACGCATCTCCGACACGACTACGAAGAACGCATGGCGCGAACCTGCTTCTGGTGTTGTAAGGAATACCGCGTCCATCGCGGCTTTGACGGCAAGTGCCCGGATCGTGACCAAATATTTCTCGCCAGTCATGGCCCCTGCGAAATGTGGGTCGGCGGCGGCGAGACACGCGAGGACGCGATGCCCTGCAACCTAGATGGTCGGTACGTGATCCATCTCGGAGAAAAGGTTTCCGATCACTTCGAAGGCTACGTTTGCGACAAGTGCCGGGTGAACCTGTGATCTGCCCGGAATGCCATCTCGACTCAATGGTTGAACGCGAAGGCCGCTTTCCTATCTGCGAGGAGTGCGGCTATGAGCAATACGACCAAGAGACGCTTGCTCTTATCGCGGAAGTGAAGCGCGAACAAGCGCAATGCAAAGCAGTTTTGGGATATGTGCCGACTTATCCCGAAGCAATCGCAAAGGGCCTGATTAAGCCATAGGCGACTTTTAAGGAGCATTTATTTATGGCAGACGCTAAATTGACTTGCACAAAGTTGATTCGTAAAGACGGCGGCAGGGACGCTCAAGGCAGGCCGATTATTTATCACGAGCGCTGCGGGGCTGACGCCTCAGAAGTAACGGTGGGCGGATTACTCACAAAAGCTAAGGCGGTACTCTGCGCAAGACACAGGCAGGACGCTGAGCGCGAATCATTTGTCAGTAAAAATGGTTTTACTCATGGAAGGGTCGCCAAAGAAGCCAAGAAGAATGGCTATCAACAAGAAAGGCTCACCCGAACTGGAATATCCGAGTGAGCACTGCTTCCCAACTCGCAGAAAGCTACGTCCGCAACGTGCTCGCCAAGCGTGTCAACTTGACCGTAGGCGAGCGCGAGCGGATTGAGCGGGAACTCTCGGCAATCTTCGCGCCGCACATGCCTACATCACAAACGAGTTTCGAATTTGGCGCGAACGTAGGACAGCAACGCAATGCAGTTTTGAGTGCGCTCAAGCAAGCCAAGTCGCACGGCTGCACGAATACTGAACTAAACAAGCTCTGCTTTCGCTATGGGGCGCGAATCTACGAACTTCGAGCACAAGGCTATCGCATTGAAACCGCGCAAATAGGCGTCGGCCTGTATCGCTACACGCTTGCGCCGGAAAGCTGGTAAGGCCGTGAGTCAAATCTCAGATCAGAAGTTCGAGGAATTTATGACCGCTATCTGGCAAGAGAAAGAGCCGAAACCGCAACCGCGTGAACGGCACGACTCGGAAACTCAACGACTGCTAACCATTGCGGCTGCTTTGGATTGGAGTCTGGTAGCGCTGGCAGTGACCGCCGTGGTTGTCGTTGTTCTCAGGCTGGTGATGCAATGAAGCGCTCTTGGCTCAAACCGAAGGCGAGGCCAACCAAGGCAAAGGTTTCATGGCGCACAGGGGCAGTGAGAGAAAGCGCCATCGGCATGTGCAGGCTGCGCCGCAAGGCGTGGGAGCGGAGTGAAGGCAAATGCGAGTGTGGGGCGATAACGGGAACGCCCTGCACTCGCCCCGCAAGCTGGCACGATGGGCAGCTTCACCATTTGTGGCCGCGCTCTGATGTACTCGAGCGAGTGCTTTTCATTAATAGGGAATGTCACCGGAAGATTCATGGCGAACCGATGTGGGCCTTGCGCTGCAAGCAGGAAGCGGAGCAGCAATGAAATCCATAGATAGCGGACTCGAGGAAGTCATCATCATCCTGATTCACTTGGAAGAAAAGGCAGCTATTTTCTCGCGGAGCCAAGAGGACAGGAACAAGCTCAATCTTCTCCGCAAAGTCGCCATTAAGGTGAGGAGCGAGTTATGCCACGCAAAAAAGCCAGCCTGACATTCATTGAGAAGCGCTCGGCACTGTCGGCAGCGCTCGATGGCCTGATTGCCGACCGCAACAACGGGGAATATGACTACGTTCCCTGCTCCAAGCTTCTCATTGAGATGCGCAGGCACATGCGAGCGTTGCGCCTGCATTTGGACATTACCGAACTGGAGGCAAACGATCAGCAATTCGGCGAGAAGCTCTATGCCCGAGTAAGAACCGAATACACCCTAACCGACCTTGACTCGAAAGATTCGAAAAGCTTTATCGTGCATGGCTCGGCATGGGCAACGGATTCGACGGCACCGTACAAGGCAAAAACAGGCTCGCTCAAATACTTCTTGCGCAATCTGGGGCAAGTTCCCTTCCTGTACATGGATCGAGACGAAGTGGAGTTTTCATCCGATGCGGAACGGCCTGCTCTCCCAGACAGCGCGTACGAATCACCGCAAGGGCTTTCTAAAGACGCCAGAAAGCGCCTTGACCAATCGCAAGCCTTTGACATCAAGTGCAATCAAACCGGGAAAACTTACCAGCAGCGTGCCGACTACCTGAAATTGCAAGGCGTCACGTCAGCCGGAGATTTGAAGAAAGACGCTTACGGGAAAGCAATCCTGTGGGCGGCTGGCATGGATTCTCTGGAAAGCGGTTTGGCCGAGTCCTTGAAAGTAGTTGAGATGAAGAATAACGAGGCAACGCAATGAAAGCGTCGGGCCTGTACCTGATCTGCGCCCTTCTTTCAACAACGTTTCTTTTCTTTATCGCCTTTTGGCTGAAACACATCGCGGAGCATATGAAATGAAAGCCCATCTGTACAACGTGCCCGAGCCAGAAACCCAATGGGGCGGCGAAATGATCGCGCTCTGTGGGGCTTACATCAAAAACGCCCAAATGGTCTTTATGTGGGACGCGGCATTTATCGGGCGAGAACTTAGCGAATCCATGAACTCCCTGAATATCTGCAAAGCCTGCGTGGTTGCGGAGAAGCCTCACCAGTACGTGTACGGAGTTTTACCAGTCGAGGAAGCACGCAAAGCAAACGAGGCCGCGTGACCAAACTGGAGTGGAAAAACCGTCTGCTCGAATCGGGTTTCCGGTGCTTTTGGTGTGGAAAGCCTGTGCTGGATTGCCCGGAACCCGAGGCTGACGACAAAGCCGTTCCAGATCACTTTATCCCGTTATCCAAAGGCGGTCCTGATTGCGCGGAAAACGTGTTAATTGCGTGTCTGCCCTGCAACCGATTGAGAGGCAATAAATCATTTGAGAAGTTCATGGAAGAACGCTGGATTCTTGCACAGTACCAGATGGCGAAAGCAACACGTATCAATTTAGAACAACCAAAAACACTGAAGTTCGAGGAGAGGTTTCCATGCTTTCAGAGGCTAGCGGATCAAAAGACAATGGACGGAGCGGACAAGAAGCAAGCCCAGAGCGAGCAAGCGAAATTGCGCGAGCACCGGAAAAAGTCAGATCGCCGCTCAGCCTGAATCCTTATCTGGTGATTTGGTCGCTGAAAACGTCCAATCCAGAAATAAAAGCGTAGGAGCCAGAGTCAATGAGCAAGGAGCCGAGTGGAATTTTATGGGCGAAGTAACGGCAATCAGTTGGACGGATCACACATTCAATCCTTGGTGGGGCTGCACTCGCGTCTCGCCCGGTTGCGTGAACTGTTACGCGGAGACTTTCGATAAGCGCGTCGGCGGAGATCATTGGGGGCCGGGAAAGCCTCGGCGCACGTTTGGCGATAAGCATTGGCGGGAGCCTCTGAAATGGAGCGGGAGAGTGTTCTGCGCTTCGATGGCCGATGTGTTCGACGATGAAGCCCCGGAAGGCCAGCGCGAGCGGCTGTGGGACTTGATTCGCTCGACACCTAACCTGACGTGGCAGCTTTTGACGAAACGTCCTCGCGGATACGCGCGGTATCTTCCTGCGGACTTGATGAATTCGACCCGCATCTGGAAGGGCTTCACGGCAGAAGATCAAGCTCATTTCGATGAGCGTTGGGCCGTGATGTGGGAATTGCCGGGAATTAAGTGGGTCAGCTACGAACCCGCGCTAGGCCATATCACGTTCATTCGCTGGGCACCTAAGCCTGTTTGGGTGGTCTACGGCGGTGAATCAGGGAATAACCGCCGACCCGATCTGGAGCAATGGGCGAGAGACATGCGCGACGAGTGCGAGATTTACAACATCGCATTCTTTATGAAACAGCGCTCCGCTCACACCCCCGCTGAAGGCAAAGCGAGAATCTCGGCAGACCTGTTAATCAACCAATTCCCGGCGGTGAGTCAATGAGCAAGGATGAGCGCCCCCGGAGAATGCTGGACTTGTTTTGCGGCAGGGGCGGGTGGACGAACGCCTTTCTAGATCGAGGATGGGAAGTGGTAGGCGTGGACCTGGTGCGGAATCCCGATTACCGAGGTGAGTTTGTGCAGGCTAACGTGCTGCAGATCAAAGCCAGCCAAGGGCGATTCATTATCCGAGAGCACGAAGATCGTGGCCCAGACCTGTGGGAGTACGAACCGGATTTTGTATGTGCATCGAGTCCATGCGAGAAGTTCTCGATTTGGGGCATGGCCCATTTTCATCCAGAGCCGGAGTATCCGTTCGAGGGAATCGAACTGTTTAATTACACGCGGGCATTATTGGAGCGGGCCGGCGTGCGCTACATCATGGAAAATGTGAGACCAGCACAGAAATTTGTAGGCGAGGCCCAAGCACACTGCGGTCCATTCTACCTCTGGGGGAATGCTGTAGCGCCCCTTCTGCCGCAAGGAATAACCAAGGGCATCGACATAGGCTCAAGCAAATTAGTCAAGCAGATGAGCATCGCGGAGCGCCGCGAATATCGCGCCCAGTTCAAATGGAACCAGGGATGGTCGAGTAGCCCGCAACGAAGCAGAGATACAGCGCTGGCAGCCACAATTCCCCCAGAGCTAGCTTCCTGCGTGGCCGACTATGCGGAGAGACTTTTGGAAATAAAGGCGACTCTATGACTGAAGTAAGTAAGCAACCCGCCCCAACGATGAAATGGCTGAAGGCTGAAGGCGAACCTCCAAGTGAAGCGGTGTTGGTATTCACAACTGCTGGTCGCTGGGAATCAGCATGGTTTTGCCCGGAATACAAGCGTTGGCAGCTTGAGCGCACCGATCCCTGCGATGACCCGATATTTCTTGATCCCGAGCAAATCACTCACTGGATGATAATTGACGATCCCGCCGAGGCCGCAGCGGACTCTACAGAAATCAGAGAAGCAGCGCAACGGGTCTTGAATGCGTGCGGGGATTCCGACAAGTTGAGAACCGCGATGGCGGCGCTGCGGGGAGTTCTGGATAGGGAGATGAAATGAAAAAGCAAAAAGAGCAAGCAGTTATGGTAACCACGGAGTTCCGTGGCGTGTTTTTCGGGTACATGTCTGAGCCGCCCGTGAATGGCTCCGTAACCATCGAGCGTGCAAGAAATTGCGTCTACTGGTCTGCCGACGTAAAGGGCTTTATGGGTCTGGCTGCGGGAGGACCGACGAATAATTGTAAAGTCGGACCAGCCGTGCCGAGCCTCACTCTAAACAAAGTCACGGCGATTGTAGAGGTTTCGCCGTCCGCTCAGGCGAAATGGGAGGAAGGGCCGTGGAACTGATTTACGGAACGCTTCCAAGCTCCGGCTACGGCTACGGCGACGGCTACGGCGACGGCGACGGCTACGGCGACGGCTACGGCGACGGCGACGGCGACGGCTACGGCGACGGCGAATATGTGCAGGCCGTCATAAAATCCGTGGCCCCAGAACCGAAACCAAATACTTTGCTTGCACTTTGGAAATCCAACGCCAATGGCACTCCTAGCAATGGCGGTAAGGGCGGCGCTCGCTCAGTGGGGATGATAGAGGAACTACCGCCGCCGCTAACGCCATGCTCGAATGGGGCCTTGCATGCCACGCTCTCACCGAGCAACTTCAAAGGAGATAGGGTTTGGTTGGTGGCGATGCATGAACCTATAGAGATCGTAGGCGGCGACAAAATCTGCTCATTAAAGCGAGAGATTCTTGCCGATGTGACGCGATACTTCATGTGACGCCAGTGAGTTCTGGATAGGACGAATACATGAAATCGGCTGAAATAATCGGCGGCTTGCTTACTGGCGGCTTGTTCCTTTCGTTTGGCATGTCCTGCCTAACATCGCGCGATAACGGAAGTAATTGGTGGAAGGTATTTCTTTTGGGCCTGTCATGTTTCGGAATCGGTGTTGGGTTGATCTGTGCGGCGTGGCAACTTACATGGTGAATTAGCGGTTCTGTATAGGAGGGAGCCTTGAGAAAACGTTGGCACGAATTTTGGCAGAATTTCCGCGTGGCACTAGCATACAGCATTCTGCGTGATGAGGATTACTACTGGCTCGATCAAATACGGGAGCGCTTGGTTCTGGATAGGAGGGAGAAGTGAACATAGCGACTAACGAAGCCAGATCGGAGCGAATTGTTACCCACGAGCGGGCACGAGAGGCCGCACAGCGCCTAATTAATTCCCACTTCAATAATAACCCGATCACACACCCTCACGCGCGAACGCCGTGTTTTGATGCCTACGAAAGATGGACTGGCTGGCGCTCGCCGCATCCGATGTGGACGACGTTCTTAGACGGCTGGAATGCCGCACTGGATGCTGTTAAGGCCGAATTGATAGCAGATCAGACGACCAGTTCAGCCGATTGCGGCGAGGCCGAAGATTACGCCAGCAAAATTTGCGACCCGTTACGCGAAGGTGAGAGGTGAAACCATGACCGACACACCTCGCAAGCCGCAACTCCGATGTAGATACGGTATTGATACGTGCGATGGACCGAGCGGGAGCAGCTTCTTTATCTGCAACGAATGTGCGGACGATGCAGAGTGGGAAAAGAGGAATGGTATCGGTGGCCCCGTCTGCGAAACCATCGAACCGTATGACGTGTCAGCGCATGACGACAAAGCGGAAAGTAAGCGAGCGCCGACAATGAAAGTGAGGCCCCGATGACCGACACACCAATGTCGCCCGAACGCGCCGCCGAACAGGACCGGAGAAATCGGTACGAGAAATATTGGGGCATTGAAGAGATTGAACCGGGAGAGGGCTATGGCGACAGTCAGCTTAACTTCGGCTTTGAGTGCTACGAACTCGGCTGGCAAGCCTCCCGAGAACAGGCGCTAGAAGAGGCGGCCAAAATTTGCGAGGGGCTGGTAGATGAATGCTCGAAGGCCCGCGAGACGCGCCCAAACTGCCACAACCTAGATGCTCAGAAGATTAGAGAGCTAAAGGAATCCCAATGACGACGGCAAATAAAGAGTTTATGAACGAATTGGATGCGTTACTGACAGCAGTTAACGGGTCGGTAGACGGCTTGTCAGGTGTGCTCGGTGAATTTAAGCAATCACTGAATCTTCACGACGATCCGGCTCTAGCGGAGAAGGCCCTTTTAGAGGCTTTCTTGGAATGGAAGCGGTTAACTGTTGCGGTGGATGAAGCCGCAGCCATCATGGAACTTCACCGCGAACACTTTGCCAAAGTTCGCATCAAGCAACTCTCTACTCTTGCGGATTCTACGGCATCCACGGAGCCAACTGAGGTTTCTGGGCACGGTACCCCGAATGCTCAAGCAACAGAGACGAACTCTGTAGACAAAAAGGGGAATCCCAATGACGACTGAGAGGGAGCCGAAGTACTGCTATTGGTGTCCTGTGTGTTTCACCCTGAAGCCAATGCATGGAACAAGGGGGCTGGTTAAGTGCCGCGAGTGTGGAACTGTATCAGATTTCCAGAAGTGGCGGTTTGTGGAGCCTCCACAGAGTCTAAGAGATAGCTACCTGGCTGGCCTGAACAAGAAAAAGCCGACGACTGAGGGTCAGGTGAGCCAATGACCCGATTGCCTTTGCTCCTGCTGATAGCGTGCTACTGGATTTTCGTCCGACCACGACTGAGGGGCAGGTGAGCCAATGACCAATCCATATGATCTTTCGCAACTTCCTGCGGGGCAATTTGTCAATTTGCTGACGCTTACGCTGCCGATCTGCGAGCCGAGCTAGCACGCGTCAAGGAAGAGCTGAAAGAACGAACGCATGGACGAGATCAATGGCAACTCCAATGGCAACGGGCTTCCCTCGAACGAAACGTCGCCCAGAGAGAACTAGCTGAGGCTCGGGCCGCTCTCGCCCAAGCTGAGCAGGCACTGAAGGAGAAGCAGTAAGCGAGTTTTCTCGAATAGAAGCGGCCCGGAACCGACGCGCCAACGTTGATTCCGAGCCTAACCAAAAACCCCAATCTACAGAGGAGATTGAAGCTTATGGCTTTCAAGATTGTACGGTCGTTTGCCGTTTTTATGCTTGCCGTCCTACCCGCCTTTGCACAACACGCCATTCCCGGCGCTTGCTACTGGCCCGACACATCCGGTGCCTGCTTTGTTCATCAATCCCCGCCAGCAGTGGCCGAAGGCGTTGCGCTAAACAGTTTCCCCAATCCCCAAACGCTTCTCCAAGTGAATCACACGGCCAAGGAACCGGGCGGCGCAACCTTCCCGTATATCCCATCGGGTAATTACGGCTATGGCCTGCCCGAAACTTCGACATTCGGCTTCTATGTCGAGTTGTCCGATAGCGGCTGCCCTACGAATGAGGGCCGCATCAAGCCTTTCACCAATATGTCAGGAGCGCCAAACCCATTTAGCTTTTGCGTACTCAGCAAGGGAACATTCACGGCTCCCGTGGATGACAATGTGCGGATCACGACTGACGACGCAACAACCCCCGGAACCTTGCTTTCTGGCATCTATCCGGGGAATCAACATATCTACACGTACCAATGGAACACAACGCTGACGCCTTCGACCGTGCAACGCGACCTTTCGGCCACGATGCCATATAGCACCGCTAGTGGCTTCCCGAATGGGCTTTTTGTGTTTGGAGACAAGCCCGGATTGACTGGAAAGGGCGGTATCGGAACGAATGGCTACCCGAATGCTGTGGTCCGCACGACAGGCGGCTCGGATAATCTGAAAGCCATTTTTTGCGGCCCTCCCAACACATCAACCGATTGGACGCACGGTTGCCAAGGTGGAACACAAGTCTTGGTAAGCGCCAGAGTGACTTCCGGGGCTGACACAGCAAGTGGGTATCTGCCGAACGGGGATATTCGCAAAGTCGTTCTCGTCGGCGGATACATGGTCATCATTGATTCTCTCGGGTATGTCTACACGGCCAATTTCACGCCCTATGGCGCAGTGAACGGGCCTTGGTCAAACCTCTGGATTGGCGGATCGACCGATGACACCGCGATTGATGTTGCCGGGTACTGCGCGGGATTTTTTTGCCAGCTTGTTGTTCTCGGCAACGATGAGGAAGTCTATACACTCGGTTTTTAACGCAAGAAAAAGCCCCCGGCTCACCACCGGGGGCACCCTACTAGCAAATCACCTTTAAGCGGTCTTTACTGCGTCCTCATGTAGCGAATTTAGCAAATCCACGGTTGCCTGTGTATATTCCTGACAGGCTTGTGTAAACAGTGCTTCATTGGCGATTTTCTTGCCTGACACGACTTCGCTGGTTTTGATGATGCTAGTCACTAGGGGAATGGCCGCTTGCAGCTTTTGTGCGCCGCTCCCCGGTGTCTGAATCACGCTTTCCACTTGCAAAACCTGCTGCGCAATCAGGGTAAAGTCATTGGTCACGGTGTTGACGGTCTGCGCTGCCGATCCCGAACCGAGCCACGGTTGAATGAGTGGGCCAAGGCCAGCCACAAGTGCCAAGCCTTTGGCGAGGATAGAGCCGAGCTTCTTGAGAAAAGTCATAGTTTTTCCTTTCGAGAGTCGATCAAGAATCGAGTAGGTGAGATAGATCAACCACTGCGTCATTACTGCCAAGCGTCCTCGCGCATTTGGATCGACAAGCGTTGTGCGCGAGGACCTACCTGCTTGGCCCAAACGGATTCGAGCATCTGCTGCGCGGCGAGTTCGTAATTTCCTTGCGCGACTGAGGCGAGAAAGTCACGAAATCCGCCAAGCCCCGCAACCCCCATGTTGAAAGCCATATTAAGCAGTACGCCATAACGCGCATCGGATAGACCTGTCACCCACGGGAACGTTTCTTCGAGTTGGAGTTTTGTTCGAGTGATGTCGTTCTGAAGCAAATATTGCGCTTCAGTCAGCGTGATTCCTCCACCCCGGCGAGCATCAATCAATCGCCCAATTCCGATAGTGGCAAAGCCCATTTGGTCGTAATACAGAAAGAGCTTTACGCCTTCGTCGCGGGTGAGCTGGTCGATGATGTTCGTTATCACTTCGCCATGCCCTTCACCGCAAAAGGCGCCAACCAAATCAACAAACCGCCAATGCCAGACCAAGTTATGCCAAATGCCCAAAGCAAAAGAGTTGAAATCGCCCGCTGATAAAGCAAATTTGAAGCGAGCACATCATTTGTGTGTTGTTGACGAATGAGAGAATCGGATGCTTTATTCAAATCCTTTTGCAATTGGCTAGCGCTGCGGGGAATTTCATAGCCGGGATACAACCCCGGTTTCGCGTTGAGATCGCGCTTATAAAACTGCCACGTGCGTCGATCAATCGGCGGGGGTTGCTTGTACTTCCAAAGAATTCGTAAAGCTTGAGAAATATTCATTTCTCAACCAACGCCGGGGCAGGCGGCATCACGGGAGCCTGCGTGCTGTCGAGCGTCTTGCCGACGATGTGCTGAAAGGCAAACTGGCAGAACCAATGCCACAGCGCCAGAATGATCGCCATGAGCGAGGGAATGGTGATGGTCAATGTATGACCGCCATCGGCTGCTGCTGGTGCCCAGACCCAAGAAATGCCGAGCGTGGCAATTCCCGACAGCAGAATGCGGGCAACCATGTTGATTTGCGTTGTGTGCGCGGTGATCCACGGCAAAGCCTTCGCTCGCTGCGCAAGATTCAGAATGTAGGAGCAGGCTGCTGCCGCGCCTACCTGACTCCCGAGAAGTGTCGTTGCATCCATCGCCATTACTCAACCCCCTGAAGATAGTTCTGCAAAAGCTGATAGTTCGCGCCCATGTCTGCGCCGTCGTTCCCTGCCGCATGGCCCATGCTGACGCCCGTGCAGGTTCCACCGACTGCGGAACAAAGCGTGTAATTGTTGGTTCCACGCGAGAACAAGTTGCTGATATTGCCATCCGTAAAAAGCGTGAAGCCGACGCCCGGATTGCCGGAAGTGTCTGGCCCTAATTGGTGACTTTGCGTGTCGGCATTTGTGACGCCGTTGATAAGCGTCGTTCCACAGTGCGAATCCAGATAGCCGCTCGGGAAGGTGCTGGCGGAAATCGGCGTCTGATTGGAGCTTGCAGTCGTGAGAATATTCGGGCCAAAACAAGCAGCCGTTGAGCCGCTTTGCGGGAACAGATTCACATAGGGATTGAATGCGGAATTATAGATCGCGCCTGATCCGATGTTGTTCTCATAGGTAATCGACGGCCAAGGCGTGAGTGGGGGAGTTTGCGCGGCAGCTGTAGTCGAACTGACAAAGTAGGAGCCGCCCGTAATCGTGCCCGGAGCATCGAAGATCGTTAAATGCGTGGCATCTTGGACGGTCGCAATCGTATAGAACGAGCTATTCACTTCGATCTGCTGCCCCGGCCATGCGAGCGCCGTGGTATTAAATTGCGAGCCAGACACCCAAGTTACGCAACTTGCCGGAAGCGGCCCACCGATATTGATGCAAGCCGAGCCTGAGATTGGCGCGACATTGACCACGCCCGTTGCCGCATTTCCAGCCGTGCGGTTGGAATTATCGGTTGTCTGCATCAGCAGAACGTGTGGGTTGGTGGGAACAGGAGCGCCGCCAATCAGCGAGGGAGCACATGTCACATGATTGAATGTGATGTTTTGCGGCTGCGAAGGCGCGGAATATCCGTTGGTATAGACCGAACACTGGTCGCCCGTTCCTGTCATGGTGACGCCTGTCGGCTGCCAGTTGTAGGGCAAATTCCATTTTGAAATATTGAGGTCAATCGAAACATCATGAACGCTGACAGGCCCTAGAGCTCCCATCGGGCCGGGGTGATTCTCGTTGCCGATGATGATGCCTTTGTTGCCGTCAGCCATTGCCGAATAGCGGACAGTCACATTGGAAACGCTGGTCGGATGTGCGAAGGAATCGTTGGGCTTGTTGATGGGATTCAGATTCAGCAGTTGGCCTTGCTGTGGCCCGACCGTGGCCGCATTCCCCCAAACACGGTCATGCATATTCGCCTCAAGCAAGCACTGCACGCACATCTTGAACTCGGTCGAGTTCTTTACCGTGGGCTGCAAAGCGATGGCGATCTGCCCGCCTGAACAGGTGCCACTACCAGCCTGATTGATAAATGAGATGGAAGTTGTGGTCTTGGTCGCAATGCGGAAGCTGCCGTTGAGATTCGTTCCACCAGAGCATCCCGAGATTACGACTTCATGATTGACGAAGTTCACGCCCGAGCCGAGTGTTGCCGTGGCTGTGACCGTCTCGGTTGTTCCGCTCATGCTGATGGTGGAAATGGTGTTTGGAACGTAAGGCGTGGCCTTTACGAGCGCAGTGCCGCCACAGAAGGCAAGCGGCGTGCTCGCATAGGTGACGTTACCGTCATCACAATCCGCATCCCAATAGAGTGGGTGGTAGAAGTGATTGCGCCGCACTTCGACGTCGGTAATGGGAGCCGTTTCAACCGCGCCGCCCATAAATACAGGTTCATCCGATGCTTCGATGAAATTATTGACAATCTTTACTGTGTGCTGCATTCCAGCGATTCCGGCATCAATCCCATGTGACTCTGTGCAGGAAAGGTGTGCGCCGGAATCGGTTGCGACATTGCACCAGATGTCAGCAATATAGTTGTTGATGGCGGTCATATTCGTGCCGCCGATATTGATGCCTACATCGTTCGCGCCTGAAACATTGGTGAATGTGTTCGAGTTTCCGCCGTGAATGATGTTGCGATCTACGACGATCGAATCGGGGATGGCCGCAATATTGAATGCCCCGCTTGGTCCCAAAGTGCAGCCCGAAACGCTTGAACTGGTTTGCGCGGTTGTCGCTGCTGTAATGGTCGTGGCTGTGGCCGATGCAACAAACTCCGCATTGCCTTCAACGGCAGCTTTATCGCCGCTGGTGCCCGCCGAGCAGCCCCCGAGCGTGATAGGCAAGCCGACAGGCCATGCCGATGGTGTAAAGCTGCCCGTATAGACGGCATATCCGGTTGCGCCGCATCCGACATTGGTGCCTTTGCTATTGGCGCAGCCCGAAACTCCGGTCGCGGCTGTCAGCGTTGATTGTGAACTGGTAAAGGTAAGCTGCGTGGTGCTCGCAACTGAGGAAACCGCAACGTCGTAGTTGTTGACTGGCCCAATTGCCGAGCTATTCCAGTCAAGATCAAAAGTTCCGAGAGCATAGAATGTCGAGCCGGAAATGGTTCCCGTTCCGAATGCGCCTGCCGGCCTGCCCATGATTTCGCCGCTATTCTGGATGCCGCTGGCCGTCGTGACTTCCAAGCCAATGAAGCGCGTATTGCAGGTAGACCAGTCCCATTGAATCGTGTTCGTGTTTTTGGCCTGCCCGATGATTTGGGGAACATAAACGCCCGCGACAAGTGGAACCTGAAAACTTGGCCGCCCATAGAGGCTGGTAACGCCCATCCATCCGGGCGTGATACGAGTGTTCTCATCGGGTAATCCAAGCATGTTTCCGGTGGTAAACCAATTCCAATTCGCGGCGCTGCATCCGGCAGTATTGTTCGGGAAAGTGATGTTTTCGAGGTACTGTCGGCGCGTTCCCGTGGGCGTATTGTCCGATGTGGGCAGAATCTTGAAGTGAATGCCATTGCTTGAAGCTGAGGCCGTTACCGCCGCTTGGATGGTGGTGTAATCGACAGGCAGGCCCGCTCGGGGATCGGTGCCATTGTTGTGGAAATCGCTCGAATTGGCGCTCGGGATCAAGTCGCCCGGATTGCCAACCCAACACACACCGTTGGTTGTAACGTGTCCGGCTCCGGTCGTATTGGGGCATTGCGAGCCTGACGGATAGCCGAAAGTTTCGGTAGGCGTGGCCGACGTCGCGGAATAATTGCAAGTCTGGGGAAGGGTTGCAGGGCCATCCGTTGTGACGCCGCCCGGATAATTGACCACGCCATAATAGGGATTCGTTAAGCCTTGCGTGCAATAAAGGTTCGTACTGGTGAGCGTGGGGATATTGTTCGACAGTAGAATCGGTTTGATGCCAATCTGCACCGTGTTCCCCACATTCACGAAGGTGGTTGGCGCTTCGAGCGTGGCGTACTTCGTATAATTGCCCGGAACGGGAAAATTCGAGTAGGTGCAGACACCAGCGGAACAGGTTTGCGAAGCATCCCAAACCGCTAACAGCAGCGTTCCATCGGGTTTCTGAAACTGGCATGACCAAATGCCGGGGCCTGCTGGCGGAACCGGGCCAGCACAAGGCGAAAGCTGAACGTTCCCGACCATCCAATCATAGGCTGCGAGGATTCCGACTCCGGGCGGGCATAGATACCCGGTCGTGAGCGCCACAGTGCAATTGACTTGTGCGCCCGTATTGGTCGCGCTCCACATCTGCGTGGAATCGGTATTCGTTGAGGAATGGTTGTCTAAATCCCATGTGTACCAAATGACCGTGCTCGCGCCCGATCCCCAGCCCAGCAGATATGTGCGTGCCGCATAAGCTTTTTGCTGGTCGGGGTCTGACAGGTGCGTGCCCGTGCCCCATGAAATTTCGGTGTCATAAATCGTGTAGGTTGCGCCTGCCTGATTGGAGAGGAAATTTGGCGCTCGCAACCCATAGGTCGGATCAATGAGGATCGCGGCAGTGGATTCCGGCCCATTGGGAAGGCCGACGTTAGAGACATAGCCGTGTACCGAAGATGCCTGCACATTGGCAGGAACATTTGAGACGGATAAAACATTCTTTTGGTACTGCGTCACCGCATGGCCGCCAGAAACGTTATTCGGGTTCCATGTCGTTGAGTTCGGAAGCGTGGTGATCCAGTTGAGCGAGCCTTTATTGGCCTGAATCACGGTGTTCGCATCAATGGCAAGTTGGCCTTCCTGCAAGGTTTCGTTGCGGTTGTACCACTGGCCTGCATTGCCGACTGCGAGGTCCGATGTAATCTCGTTCCAAGGCTCGAAGATGATGTTGGTGATTTGGTAGGTGCTCGGGGAAAGACCAGCAATCGTAGTCGTCAGTTGCCCAACCCAATCTTTCCAGTAGGCATCTGTCCCTGAAACATCATCATTGCAAGTTTGCTGCGAATAGCAGCCCGTGGTGCAGGTTGCGGAGTTCACCCAGCAAGCTGGCGGAGTTCCCCCACCTACGTTTGTGATGTCGTAAGGTGGATAGCATTGGCCGTGGCCGCCGCCATTCGACTGATAGCCGCATTGCGTTTCTGCTGGGTATGGCGAAATCGACTGCGGAGTGCGCCCCAAGTTCATGACGATGCCGCACTGCCCGGATTGCAGCGTGCATTGCGTTTTCATCAACTGAAGCCATGATTTCAGGTTGTTGAAGGTGTAATTAACGGGCACAGTTGGCGGCGTGGTATTGCCAGCCGAGCAGCCCACAGGCGTATTTGTTCCGGTGCAGTAGGACGGTGCCCATTCGGTCGGATTGCCCGCAACCAGTGAGCCATTATCCCAAAGGCGCAATGTGCCAAATGAGGTAAAGCCCTGCGTGGGGGGCCAGTTGGCCGTGCCGCCATTGACATGCAGGCCGAAATAGCTAGGGTGAATGGTTTGGCCGCCATGAATGCCCTGCCATGCGGTTGAGGTCGTTCCCTGCCCCTGTATTGCTGTCTGGCCGACTGCCGCCGTGCCTGTTCCGGTCAAAGGCACATTCGTTGTCCCTGTCGAGGCGACGACGTGGGCGTTGGCGCTGAAGCTCGCCGCTGACGTGGGCGAGAAAATGACATTGATAAGGCAGGTTCCGCCCGCTGCAAGGCTCGTGCCGCAATTGTTGCCTTCATTGAACTGGTTGGCATTCGTGCCCGTAATGGAAATGCTGGTAAAGGTAACTTTGGCCGAACCAGTATTGTTGACGGTGATCGAAAGAACGTTGGACGTGTTGACCGTCTGATTCGGGAATGCGAGCGGATTGGGCGCGAATGACAAAGCGCCCGCTGTGCCCGTTCCTGTCAGAGAAATGGTATGCGGGTTGCCGCTGGCATTGTCGGCTAAGGTAACAGTTCCGGTGCGCGTTCCCGTCGTGCTTGGCGTGAAGGTTACGCCAATTTTGCAGTTTGCCGCCGCGGCGAGTGGCGAAACGCATGTATTGTTCGAACCAACCGGAAGCGAATAATCGCTCGAGCCTGCCGTAATCGAGAGCGATGTCCATGTCAGGTTTGCCGTGCCTGAGTTCGTCAGCGTAACCACTTGAGTAGCGGAACTGGTGCCCACAACCTGCGCCGCAAAGGTTAGCGAAGTCGCGGATAGCGTGACTGCCGGGGCTGCGGGCGTCGTGCCTGTGCCCGACAGAGCAATGCTCTGCGGCGAGTTGGAGGCGTTATCGGAAATCTGCACCGAGGCAACCCGTGATCCTGTTGCGCTCGGCGTAAAGGTGACCGAAATCGTGCAAGTATTTCCCGCCCCGACTGAGGAGCCGCAAGTGTTCGTCTGCGCAAAGTCGGCGGCATTGGTGCCTGTAATCGAAATGCCTGAAATGGTGAGCGTTTGCCCGCCCGTATTCGTGAGCGTGACCATAACCGGGGAACTGGTGACGCCAGTATTGACGCCTCCGAAGTTGATGGATGTCTGCGATAAGTTAACCGCT